TATCCTTGTTGGCCTCTCTGTAGGCGGCCTGCCGCTCGGCGATCTTATCCTTGTTGGCCTCCCGGTAGGCGGCCTGATACTCGGCGATCTTATCCTTGTTGGCCTCATAGTAGGCGGCCTTCCGCTCGGCGATCTTATCCTTGTTGGCCTCATAGTAGGCGGCCTGCCGCTCGGCGATCTTATCCTTGTTGGCCTTATAGTAGGCGGCATGATACTCGGCGTCTCTCCGCTTCCGGCCGGCCATGATCTCCTCCTTGGTCTGGCGGAAATCCTTATCCAGTTCCTCCGGAGTATATTTAGCCATCCGACCGCACCGCCTTCCGTTCAGCATTTTTCCGGGCGATCTTCTCCCGGTTTTTCCAGTAGTAATCTTTGCTCCGCTGCCGCTGCTTTTCCGGGTCTTTGGCATAAGCCTCTGCCCTCCGTGCGGATATTTCCTTTTTATGGCGGGCATTGTACTCCTTCTGCTTTCGGATCCGCTCCTCCCGGTGTTTCTGGTAGTATGACCGCTGCCGCTCCAGTTTCTTCTCCCGATGCTTCCGGTAATACTCCGCCTGGTATCGGGCCATCCGGTCCTTGTGGACCTCGCCGCCGGTCATAGAGCAGTCCCCCTTCCGCACACGGCGCAGAGCACCGCCAGCAGCCACACACCGATCGTCATATCGATGAGCCCGTTCAGGACCATGTGGATCATACCCCCGGCCCCGGCCACCAAGGCCAGTGCCCACATCCACCTGTGGAATTTGGCCCGGCGCTGCATCTGAGCCCGCTCCTCAGCCCGCTCCCGCTTCTCCCGCAGGATATCCTCCACAGACTTCTGGTTCAGGTATTTTCCCTTCTGTTCAGGACCGATCACTGTTATTCCCTCCTATTTTTTTAATATCCGCCGAAGTGTACCCAAGCGCCTTCATCAGGATCACCGGGTCCAGCTTAAGCTTCTTCACCATGGTCCGCAGATCCCTGAGCCGGACCCCGTCCAGGTCCTTCATCCAGTTGCACACGGTCCCCTGGCTCACCCCCAGCGGCACAGCCAGGGCCTTCTGGCTCTTGTAGCCATACCGGCAGCCCTGGGCCTCGATCTCCCCCCGGAGATCCTTCAGCGCATCCCGGTCAGCGTATTGCCGGATTCTGGGCATAGCCGCCTCCTCCTCACATCAGGAATGCGATCAGCCGTGCCGCATCCGCCAGCAGCTTCCCGCAGCCGTTCTCATAAGGATCCTTATTCCAGGGGCATTCCTTGCAGCGCTCCCCGGCATCATCCCGGCTGCAGATCTTCAGCCACTTCTGAACCTCACCGGCATCCGGCATATCCTCATGAACGATCAAACGCTTTTCATTGATTTCCATAAAAAATCCTCCTTTCAAAATAAAAACAAATTCATGGCTCTCCCTCTGGGAGAGCTGGCACGGCGCATGCCGTGACTGAGAGGGCAACTGCCGTCACTCCTCCTCTTCTTCCTTCTCCTGGCTTGCCAGCTCCACACCGGCCACCAGACCTTCCACATAAGCCTCGCCCTTAATGGCCTTGATCTTCTCCAGGAAATCAACGATATTTTCAGGCATCCTCCGCACCCCCTTTCAAATTACTGCCCTTTGTAGGGGCGGGTCATGACCCGCCCGAAACTCTGACGAAACCAAAAACCAAATTTCCTTATCCCCCCGGGCGGCCCATCCGCCGCCCTTCGTATTTTGCAAAGAGAATCGATCAGGGAGGACACATACATCGTATCTGTCACCTCAGGTGGATGGCCCATCCGGCAACAGTTTGGAGCGAGGCCGACTTGAACGGCCTTCCGGCTCACTACTTCCTCGTTACCTACCGCTCCATATCAAATGCGCTTCCCCTGGGAGGGCATCACCCCTCCGCAGCCGCCTCCAGCATTTCAGCAAGATAGCTTTCATCGTGAAGCATCTCCCAGGTAACCCCGGCCTCCATCAGGGCCCTGCCCTTCTTCTCCATCTGCCGAAGATAGTAGAGGTACTTCCGCCGCCGCTTCCGCACCTCGATCTCCCGCCGCGCCAGCCTTACCGCTTCCGATTCCTGAAGCCTCTGGATCTCCAGCTCCACCTGCTCATCGGTAATTTTTTCATTTGCCATATTGGCCTCCTTCTGTCCGTTATTCTGGACTTGATGCTGTTTTCCTTCGCCTGTAAAATTGAATCACCCGGGCAGGCCTGGGATTATCACGGAAAGGGGTGATGCATCATGAAACTCTTTAAGGACCTCCTTATCGATTTCTTAATGCCTATCCCGATCTGTGTGTTCGGCAACTCTCCCGCAGTCGCTGTCAGGCACAACTGACAGTCTGGTCGCTCCGTAAGCGGGAGGGCTGATCTAAGCAACTGTCGCCTCAGTCGAATGCCATTCGGGCTCGCATCCCTTTACCACTGCAGTGATGGTGGCATTCTGCGGTCAGTGAACACAAATCAGCAGAGGTGTCCGTCCGGAAGGCGATCTGGGCGGGCATCTTGCTGTCCCCGGGTAACTCAATTTCACAGGCGATCAATAGGGGCTTGCGTACCAACTTACTAGATTTCCTAGGCTGTTCTCTATCCCCGGACTGGACGAACACATCGTATTTTTGGTGTTGTGAACACCGCTCTTATGTGTTGTGAACCCATATTATCACACCTGTTTTGTGTTGTCAACCCTTTTGACACAATTTTTTGATTATTTTTGGGTTGACAACACAATTTTGTTGATGTACAATAGTGTCATGGAGGTGAACCAAATGGAAACTATAAATGATCGCTTCCGGATACTTCGTGACAGCACCGGCCTTTCTCAGGAGGAATTTGCGGCAAGGGCACACAGAACCAGAAGTGAGATCAAAAACATTGAATACGGAAAAACTTCACCAAAAGAAGAAGTAATCGCCAGTGTATGCCATACCTACGGCATCAACGAAGATTGGCTGCGCCACGGCCTGGAGCCAATGCGCTGCGCCAAGTCTGAGGAAGAGGAGATCGCCGAACTTGTAGGCTCCGCCCTCACCGGCTCCAGCCGTCTGAAGAAAGCGGTCATCAAAATGATCTGCTCCAAATCGGAAGCAGAACTCCAGGCCCTGGAAGACATGTTCCGGGAGCTCTACGAATCCCTCGATAAGTAATAACCGCCCCAGGGTCATTCCCCGGGGCGCTTATTTTTTATCGGTCATTGCGAGGCTGCTCCGCAGCCGTGGCAATCCCCCGGTCACAATGCAAAAAACCCCGGAGTACCGATCCTCTCAGGACCGCTTCCTCCGGGGTATTGATTATTCACTTCGCATCACCCTTTTTTGACCATGCCCCTGGCAAATGCCACCAGCGTTCTCAGCTGCGCATCGGTCATCTTTCTTTTGAAAAATTCAAGCTTGGCTTCGCTCTGCTCTCTGGTTTCGTTTGTTCCCATATTCCTCCATTTCCGGCGGCCACCCGCACTGTGCCTGCATTCCTCCTTGATTTATATTTTAATTGTTTTTTGTTATCCCTCCCTAATTTTTTAGTTGCCCATGGTAATTTTTTGTGTTATCATTTACCATGAGGTGGTTCTTCTTTTGCTCCTCAGCCAGCGCTGTCTGCAGCCGGTGCATCTCCTCGATCGCCATGTAAGCGGCCCTTTTCCCGCTTTCATCCAGCTCATCCAGCCGCATGGCCGTTCGCAGCGCAAACGGGCTCAGTTGGATCATGTGGAATCTCCTCACCTTTTGGAATTGACCCGGCAGGCGCATCGTCGGCAAACTTTCCGCCCACCTGGTCTTGCTGGGGCTGGCTTAAATGTATCGGAGAATCACATGATTTACAATACGCAAACTTGCTTTTTCCCGAACCACATTTGATTTCTGCCGCCTCATATTTGATTTTACGAAAGAAGGGGCAGACTATGACCACATCAGACATCGTGGATGGCATCATCCGGAAGAAAAAAGAGATCGGCATGACCAGTCAGCAGCTCTCTGACGCATCCGGGGTTCCCAAAAGCACCATCGACCGCATTCTCCGGGGAGACACCCCCAATCCCTCGCT